TGCACGCAAATGGGTGCTGAAATGGTAAAAAAGCCAACACAAACAAAGGCATAAATATACCATTTCGCATAATGTATAATATGCAAATAAATCAATAACTTACGTGTATTTTTACTATGACAGAATATGTTTATACATGCAAGAAGTGCGGTAAAAAGTTTACAAAACACTCTAGTTATTGCATCCATTTTTACAAGTGTAAATAACGAATTTGCTGGCTTTTGGGGGCGGTAACGCAAGCCAGCAATCTAATAGGAAATATAAGAATGTACCAATGTGCCCAAATTGACCAGGCTACAAACCAGTGCCTTACATGGGTGCAAGTTGGTTTTCTAGGATTACCCGAAATCACGTACGACCAGGCGGGTGATATAGCTGTAGGCATAGCAATTTGTATTGCTGTTGCCTGGGGCTTTAAAAAAATTGGTCGATTGCTCAAATAAAGGGGAAAAACCATGAGCGAACGCAAAACTGTTCAAACTCAACCACAAACTAAACGTTTACCACTTGCTGTTGTTGTTACTGGTGCATCTGCATTGGCAATGACTAACTTTGCTAACGCTGCAATTGATGTAACTCCTGTTACTTCTGAATTAAGCGATTTAATCACTCCGATTGGTCTTGTAGGTGCTACTTATCTACTTGTCATGGTTGCGATTAAAGGGTGGAAAATCATCCGCCGAGCTTTGTAATAAAACAAGATGTAATCGGGGCACTAGTTGCCCCATCTTTTATTGAGGGGTTTGTATGTCATGGTTAATCGTCTTAGTTTTCGTAATTTGCGTATTGATAATTTTAAGTTAATCACCTGGCTACAGATCTTCATTATAGCCATTACGCCTAACTTCATTTTTTTTCAATCAGCTAATGCTACGACCGTATCTGCTGAAGGTTGGTCTGTTACTAAACGACTTGTACAAGGTGCTACAACGTTTTATGACGGGGCAAAAAACGTAGTTTTAAATGGTAAGAACTATGCAGCTACGGGAACTGCTGCAATTACACCAACAGCTACTCAAGTTAGCAAAATGATTGTTAGAACTGGTGCTGTTTTGGCAGTTGATTTAGCAATTAAAACGCTAATTGGTGCAGTTGATTACGTCATGGACCCTGCAAACAATCGTGTTAAGTATTTTGTTGTTGGTGATCCTTCAGATCCAAAGGATCCATCTGTTCAATACTATTATCAAACTGGTGCTTTTGGAGTTACTAAATACTTTTCTTCAAACTCTGCTGCTGCTACTGATCAATGTACGAGAAATGCTCAGGGATATGGCTGGATACTTGTTTCTGCAACTCCATATAACTGGACAACAAGTGAAGTGGGTATGAGAGATGCTAAATGTGTTATTAAGCGCTCACCGACGGATGCTAATGAGACTTTCAACTGGGGCTATCAACGTATTTTAAACCCTGCATATAATCCTGCTGCACCTAATCCAAATACTCAAGAAAAATATTTACCTTATGATGCGGTAGCATCTCAAATAATTAGTGATGCTGTTGCAAATAAAGCAGATGGCAAAGCATATGTTTCTTCTGTAGCAGATACTGCATTAGAACAGGATGAACAAAGACAAATTGTCCCTGCAAATGACATGGTTCAACAATTAAATTCATCTCAGGCTATCCCAACCTCTAATACTGCTCAAGGGCAAGCTGTACCTCAAACTAATCCAGATGATCCGACTGCTCCTAAAGCTCCGCCGACTGACATTACATTAAATTTCCCTGTGTTTTGCGAGTGGGCACCGACTGTCTGTCAAGCTGCTCAGGCTGCTATCGATTTCCCTAAAACTGTTGCTGACTACTGGAAGAAAACAGATAAATGGATGAATGAATCCGCATCTGATACATCAGAAACAAAACCAGAAGTTAAAGAACTAGAACTAAATTTTGATGATGGTAGTCGAATTAATTTCGATCAAACTTGCCCACAGCCACAACCTATTCAGGTCACTTTTATGGGTGTTACCCAGGATGCAAGTTTTTCTTTTGAACCCTTATGCAACTTCATGATCATGATTCGACCTTTTGTCATTGGATCCGCCTATTTAATTGGGGCTTACATAGTTATGGGCTTATCACGGGGGAATAGTGAGTAATGGGAAAAATACTTTATACAGCATTAACTTTACTGCTCGGATCCGCGCTTAAACGTGTTCTCTTGGGTGCGGGAATTGGACTTTTTACAACACATGTTGTCCAGGGCTTAATCAGTATTTATATCGCCCGTGCAACACAAAATATGAGTTTTGGTACATCGAGTGCACTTGCGTTTTTAGGCATGTGTGGCGGTGATAAAGCAATTGGCATTCTTATTGGTGCTTTGAGCACTTACGCAATTATTAAATCTGCCCAAATAGGCATACAGAAATTATCAAGTTAATCAGTGTCGTTTGGCGTGCCGTGCACGCACATAACGACACTGATTAACTTGTTGGAGTTTATAAAATGATAATTTTGGTTACTGGTACACCAGGCTCAGGGAAAAGCCTATTTGTTGTTTCAAAGATATTAGAACTACAAAAACAATTTCCTGAACGTCAGATCTTTGCTGACATCGAGGGGCTTCAAATTGATGGCGTTGAAAAGTCACCAGATGACTGGAGAACAACTCCAGATAACTCAATTGTTATCTATGATGAAGCGCAACAACATGAGCGTTTCAGATCTGGTACATCCGCTAATAAAGATGATGTTGTACAGAAATTACAAGTACATCGTCATACTGGCCACGACATTTGGTTCATCACTCAAAGCCCTAGATTCTTAAATGCGTTTGTCCTGGATCTGGTCGGCGAACACTATCACTTGCATCGTCCTTATGGGGCAAAATTGGCAAGTGTTTACTACTGGAGATCTGTGCGTAAACAGCCACAATCTTTATCGTCTCGAGAGCTAGCAGAGAACGAATTTCTATTTAAATACCCTAAAAACCTGTTCAGCTACTACAAGTCTGCTACTGCTCATCATGTAAAGATGAAGCTACCTAAAAAGCTAGGTTATGTCGTTTTTGGGATCCTGGCATTAGCAGCCTATGGCGGTTATTCATACTTCAAGCCTGGCACTCAAAAGATGATTAATCCATCGGCTTTTACCCAGGCAAATACTCAGCAAAAACCAAAACAAATTGACGGATCCGGATTGACTCCAGATCAACGAAAAGACCTGGAGAATCCAGGCGAAAGAAATGCAGAACTTCAAGCTAAAAATGATGTTCGGATGGAGACAATAGCGATTAAATATAATCCCAATAAACCCTTTGACGTTGACCAATCGCAAATTGAATATACAGTCACAGCAAAACCTGTTTTTAGTGGCTGTATTAAAAAGAATGGTCGTTATGTTGCATACACTCAACAGGGGACTATTTTGCATGATGTGGCGCAATCAGACTGCAAGAAGCTAATAGAACAGAATGACAGACCATTTAATTATTTTGCTCAAACACAATCAGCAGAGCGAGTGTCTACGAGCGAACTGTCACAACCTGCTCAAGCACCTTCTTCTCTCTGATTACAAGCTCCCAGTTGAGCAAAAACGAGAGTAACCGGGCTATGCCCGCAGATATTATTTGATTACCAGGTGTGAACCAGGACTTTGATCCTGGCAAGTTACTACCAGGTATGAACCAGGACTTTGATCCTGGCAAGTTACTACCAGGTATATTAATTGGCATTTTATTACATTGCTGGTCTCCCTTCAGGTTTAATCCGGGAGTGAAAAAAATGAATAAAATCAACACTTGTTATTTTTTAAGGATTGGCAAAATATGACAAAACATGATGCACATGTACTTAAGTTTAAAATGCAATTTTTTCCTATTAAGCTTTTTATTTTTATTGCGATGTTTTTCTTCACTACAGGGATGTTATTTGCTTCTTTCCTCTCTGTATTTAAGTGTTATTTTTAGCGTCTGAAAGTTCGCATAATGGGAGTTATTTAATGGATTTTACTAAAGATGAATTGGAAGATATTTATTTAACTTATCTTTCTTATGGTGTTATCGATACCCCAGTCATTCGTAAGATAGAAACTTGTTATGTTTTTTGTACTATCTGCGATAAATTGGTTGAGCTTCATGAATCTGAATATCATTTTGAAAGTCATGATGACTGAAAGTTCGCATAATGTGATGCACAGATTATGTTACTAAGCCCCAGTGAGAAGATTACGCAGTCTCACGGGGCTTTTTAACA